GTCAGGAATTCAGTGCCTGGGCCTGGCGCCTTCATGACCGGATTGATACCTAGCGCTTGGCTGATGCGGTCGGTCGATAACCAATCCGGGCGCAATTGACGTGCGACTGCCCCCATCGCCCCCATTGGGGTCAGCGGTGACTGTGCGTTGATTGCAGCTTCTGGGATACCGATCAGGCCCATGAAGGTCTTCGCAGTTTCATTGAGGACATAACCGCCCGTGCCTTGCTCCGGGTTGTAACGCTGCGAGAATCGATCGTTGACTGATGGCGCAAGGTCTTGCTGAACCGCGCGTGCAGCAGCCACGGTAGCCGGTCGATTGACGCCTTCCTCGGTGATCCACTTACCGCCGGCAAGATATGCCTTGCTCCCATTCGGTCCTGTCGCAGTTTTCTCGACCGGCAACCATTGGTCACCACTGAGTATGACTTGCTCACCTGTCTGCGGATTGGTAGCGGTTGCCATTAGTCCACCTTGAACCCGGGCGGCGGCGGTGGAGTCGCTGGAGCAGCACTAGGCCGCGGCGGTTGTCCACCAGGAACTTGGCGAGCAACAGGCGCCCCGCTACCTGCGTATTTGGAGTTGATAAGTTGACGCGTTAGCTTGACAGCCTCTTCGACGCCTTGAGCGCTACCGAACGCATTGAGGCTCCATGCCTCTTCAATACGCTGCCGATCTTGATTCGAGAGCCGTCCAAGACCACCCATCTCGGAGATGACGAAGTCACGCAATTGCTTGGCCTGCTCGTTAGGCGAGCGTGTATAGCCCATCGCATGACCCAAGGTCTGGTTGTACATCCATGCCAATGCATTGGTCGCGCTGCCAGCCACACCAGAGGTTAATGCCGGATTGCTCGCATTGATTCTGTTAATCCGATTGAGCTTGTCGTCGATTGAGGCAAGCGTCTCCTGCTCTTGGACACGCTTTTGCGATGCGGCCTGGTCAGATGCCGTCACTTCAGGTTGATAATTGGTAATCACGCGACCGCTTGCATCTGTTACCTGACCCGATCGATCTCGCCAGCCCTGAACATTCTCACCCTCGACGCTGAACTTGAATGGCTCGCGTCGACCACCTGCGCCGCCGCCAGATCTGCCATTAGCGGCGATCGCAGCACGCAGTCCTTCCATGACTTGGTTATGCCGCTGCGTTTCGGCCACTCTAGCCTCTGCGGTTTGCAGCATTTGCATGCGCGCAAGGTGGTTCCGCTCTGCTTCTAACGCGCGCTGTTGAAGCGCCGCAGCTACGGTTTCCCTGCGTGCCTCAGTCGCCTCGAGCGACTTCTCCAACCCTGCGCCACGATCTGCGATGAAACGGTTCTGATGCAAGATCATGTCTGGCAAAACTGAACGCAACGCCTCGTCGCGCGACATGCCGGGTTCCTGCATCACGTTATCGGCTGCATCCGTTGTAACGCGCGGTTGCATTGCTGCCTGCATGCGCTGACGCAAGGCACCAAGATACTGATTGGCCTGCTCCTGCTCCATCATCTCGCGTTGCTTTGCTTTGATTGCTTCCTGCTGCGCTTGGGCCTGTAGCGAGGGACCGATCGGCAGGTTGCCATATCCCAGCTTCGCCAATGTCGCCTGCGCCGCCTCTGGCGGTATGGCGCCAGCCTCTGCGCCCCTGATCACCTGCTGCGCGATCAAGTCACGGCGCCGGCTGATCTCGACCTCTTTCAACCGCTCATCGCGCAAGCCTTCCTGGTACACGTTCTGATCGAGGATGCCACCAGCCCCGCGCATGCCTTGAGCCAAGGATTCGAGCCATGCCATCGCTATCTCCCCGCCGTGTAAAGTGTCGGTCCTGGCGAGAGCGCTCGCCCGAACACGTCGAACGCTCGCCCGTAGCGGGCATCCTTCAGCGCCCGTTCCTGAACCTGCGCGTTGAGCAGATCCTTCGCAAGCCCTGCCTGCCGGTCGAGATCGGTGCCCTGCAGCCTGCGCTCGTTCATCTGTGCGGTGAGCAGGTTGTTTGCAATGCCAGCCTGCTGCTGCAGCCCTTGCCCCAAGAGCGCCGATCGACCAAGGCCGCGCAGCGTGTCATACGAGTTCTGGTCGTAGGTGCCAAAGCTCGAGCCCAGCACCCCACGCCGAGCGAGGGACGAATTCAACTTGTCCCTGCCGGCACCGCTTTGCAGGTCATAACTCATCAGATTCGGATTCAGATTCGGATCGCTGCCAAGCTGGTCGTATAGGCTGTTCAGTTTGGAATAGTCGAACGGGTTCGACGCCTGTCCTGATTGGTTGTAGAGCGATTCCATGCGCGACAGATCGAACGGGTCTGTGTTCTTCGCGTAGGCGAGCGCGGCCGCGCCGGGGGCAAGGCGTGCTGCCAGGTCGCCTACACCACCTAACCCGCCCAGGAGCGAGTTGGCGCCGCCACCAAGCAAACTACCGGCACCATTGATGATTCGATCAAGCAATGATGGCGCAGCACCACCAGCCGCCCCAAGTGCTGCGCCAGTGACACCATTCATGATCGACGGTAGCGCGCCCTTGAAGATCGTGCCAAGATCCAGCCCGCCGCCGAGCGTGGCGCCACCGCCAAGGATGCCGGCTAGCGTGGTCGGTGACATCATGCCAAGCAAGCCCGAGCCTTCAGCCGCTCCTGGAATAGCAAAGCCTAACGGGTTGCCATAGATGCCCTGCCCGCCGCCGGCGACACCGTTGATCATCTGATCCAAGCTTGCCGTGTTTACGTTGTAGGGCTGCCCAAGTGGATTGCCGAAATTATTTTGCGTGAAATCGGTAAAGCCGCTGCCGTCTTGCGACAGCCAATTCGTCCCATCGATTGTTTCTTCATAAGGCAGAGCACTCCAATCAGAAACCAAATTGCCCGCGGCATCGTAGACAGCGTTGGCGCTTGCCCCAAAACTTCCCAACCCAGCATCCAAACCAAGGAACGAATTACGCATGGCATCCAGACCAACGCCCATGTCCATCGCGCCAGTTCCTGCAGTAGCGGCTCCAGCCCCAGACCCAAGCAGACCCGAGAGCGCGCCAGCACCAAGCGCCATCCCAGCCACCGGAAGCACACCCTTCGTGAGGAATCCCTTCCATCCCGAACTGCCTGCGTCATTGGGATCCTCGATCCATGTCGGGCTTTGCCACCCGCTACCCTCGCCGTAGCCGGTGAACGTGACACCACCCGGGCCTGCCTGATATCCAGAGTAGGGTGAGTTCGCAAACTGCTGCAGGTTCATGCCCGATGTCTCATACGTCAGATTCGGGTTGAATCCGGCTGCGGCCTGCTGTGCAGCATACTGATCCCACGGCATGGTCGTGCCGACCGCTTGCTGATAAATCGCATCGGGTTGTCCCGGCACGTATCCCCACTCAGGATGCGCCTGACTCGGGTCCAGCCCTTTCGCCATGATTGCCTGCGCGGCATCCCACATCGAGGCCTCGGCTGAATCACTGGATGGGCGCCTGCTGCCAAATGGGTTACGAAACTCTGCCATGTCGATACTCCTAACTGCAATCGCCAAGGATTGCAAAATTGATGCTTGTCGGGTCTGCCGGATTACCGGCCAAGTCCCAGCACTTGATCTGATAAGCGCTCGCAGATGTTCGAGCGACACAGTGGCACACGACCGGCGTTGCGTTGACTGCCGTAACCAGTACCGTGCCATTAGCCGAGCTCAACGGGAATGACCCGGAGATATTCACCGACCAATCGCCCGTGCCGTTATCGGTGATCGAGCCGATGTTGTAGAACGGACCGAGCAAACTACCCGTGGCATCGAAGGCACACCACGCCTTGGCCACACCCGGGTGATAGAGCATGGCCGTACTCGCCACGATCTTGTTGCCGCTCGTGGGCGTTTCCATGTCAGACTGCAATGCGCGGTCTACCGACAGCGCGAGACTCGCAAGCAGCAGCCCATTGTTAGCGGTAACCGTGATCTCTTCAGGATCACCGTCACCTGCCGTTGTGCGCCCGAGCAGTCTATTGGTCGCCATTGTGATGCCACCGCCACCACCGCCCTCGCTTGACGTGCAGTGGACAAACTCAACAGTAAACTCAGCATCCACGAAGCGAATGGGCGACTCACTCGTGAAGATGTAGACGTACGCTTCCGTTGCCGAGATGATCTCGTAGCCCCATGAGAGCGCCTGGGTGATGAACGCACCACCGCCCGTCGACCCGATCGGTGTGCCGTTATAAGAGATGCGAATAATGTAGGTATTGCCACCCTTGGCGCCGAGCACATAGCCGTAGTTGTCGAGGTAGAACGAGTGCCTGCTGCCGGTGAGGTCGTAGTCAATTTGCTCGGACACCGGACTTGCCGTGTCATCGATGTAAACCGAATCGAGCGATTGATTGACTCGCGGCAACATACGCTGCGCGGTCTGCGTTGCAATCTCGTCTTTCGTAAAGAGCACGCCTGACTCTGGGTCGAACCATGCCCCGGTAAACTCACCGTCATCGGCGTTACGTTGCAGCTGTATCCATGTGCCAGAATCATCAATGCTCTTGTTCCAGCCCGAGTATTTGTACAGATATCCATCCGCGTTGATGCTGTCCTTGATCGACACATACAGGCATCGATTCTGCAGATCCGGCATGATGCGCGCGGTTGGATCTGAGGCCGCAGATATAGGCGGCCATGCATGTACCGAGTAAACGCTCGTGACACCCGTCTCGATCAGATATGCGGTCGAGTTATCCCACACCCATAAATTGCCGTCGTGATCGAACGCGCCGTTGTTGATGACATCGTTCAGTGCAGGCGGCGCCCATGACGCAACAACACTACCGAGATTGTTGGTGCCGTGATTCGGCGTGTACTTCTTGACCGAACCTTCGTAGGTGTAAAGGTGCGTACCGTCAGAGGCAAGACAGATCGCGTCCAGGTTTCCTGGCGTTGAAAACGTAGTGACCGCATTGGTCGAGGTATTGATTGCCCTGACCGGATACGCGCTGTCACCAGATAACCAGATATACGAGCCATCGGTCGACATGCAACCGGATTGACCGGCGGTTCTGATGTTTGAACCTGGCGTGATCGTGCTGGCAGCGCTCGTGAACGATGAGAGATCATGCACGTACACCTTGTGGTCTGCAGGACAGAGCACCCACAGTTTCCCATTGGCGTAGTAGAAGTCCTCTGTGTTCGAGTTCCCGGTTAAGACAACATCATCGGTATCTTTGCCAAGGAATGGCGACATGCCATCTGCGCCATCGCCGGCCTTGGTGGAGATCGTGACCAGCACGCCATACTGGTAATACCCCCCCACTTCATCGAAGGCGTCATCTGACGTGACGAGGTAGACGCCTTCTTCCTCGCGCGATGTCGTCAGGTTGCCTGATCCGGCGCGATCAGTGCCATCGCCTGTAGAGCGTGACCAGTATGGCGTGCAACTCACGCCGCCACCGCCCCCACCACCGGCCGCACCACCAATCAATCTAAACTCGGTGCCGTTGTAGGTCGCCATGTACGTAGCGCCGCTAACCAATGCACCGGCTGTTAACGCCGCACCCGTGTTATCGACCAGATCCTTGACACCACGACCGTTGATGTTGAGTGTGCATGCGCCGGTATTGTCATCGACCGCATCCCACGTCACCACCATGCCAAGCTGGTAGTCCCTGAATGACGAGCGCTTCCACCTGACCTGCTGACGATCCCGGTACGCCTTGTGATCGTGATCGGTAGAGGCGGTGATGTCATCAGCGCCTGCTACATCGAACAGATCCCACAGCGTTCGTGGGTGGAATGACTCTTCAGCCATTGGCGTGCTTGGTGCCCTTCGCGTCTATGGAATAGATCGCCATGTGCCCTTCAGGCGAGCCGAACGGGATCTTGCCGCGAAAGTAGAGCACGCCATACTCGGTCATGCGATCGAGCAGGCGCTTGTGCTGTACGTGGGCGAGCACCATGCACACGCCCGGAGCGCGGATGTTGCGGAAGTACTGAAAAAACGCAACGTAGGCGCGCAGCACATGCTTGGGCGTTGCCCACTTGAAGAAGTCAACCACCGGCTGCGCGAGCCAGCCGTCATTGCTCGTCACTGACACGAGTGCGACAAGACCGCGACCAGCCTTGAACCCGCGGTGTGCATCCTCGATGCCGACCAAGCGCATGCGCTGGGATGCGGTGTAGATCCACTCGGTGAACTGCGCCTCGGTCAGCTTTGGGAGCTTGAACGAGCCGCGCAGGTAGGCCGCCCAGAGGACACCAAAGTCATCCTCCGTAATCGGCCGCACGACAGGACGCGAGCGCTTGAAGAGCCGCTCACGCAGTACTCGAGGCGCTACAACAGTTCGATGTTGTCGACCTGATACTGCTGTGTGTCTAGCGTCGTCATTATTACCGAGCATCCCGATCCCTTCCCAACCCAGCTGCAGTTTTGATGCGTGATCTTGTTCGCGTACGAAAAGCCCTGGTTGTAGTAATTGTCAGCACCGTAGTAGACGCTTCCGCCATAGAACACACCCGGGCTATCGGCTGGGGCGCCTTTAAGTGGAATCGTAGCCGTGCTCTGGTTGAACTCGTCACCCCAATCGAGCGTGATACTGAAGTCGAGCGCTGACATCCGCCGATACTGGATCAACCCTTGCGTCACATGGCTCGTAAAGTTGATCTTTGCGTCCTGCTTGCTGATGAAGCGCGTCGTTCGCACCATGCGAATAGATGCCGATCCGGCATCCCCTTCGCCCGTCCCATTGATGACGAAGATGCGCCCGTCAGACCCGCCCCAAAACACGTTGAATATGTCCGTTCCTGGCTCGCGCATGTAAAGCGCAGCCTGTGTATTGAAGTCTCCAGGATCGGCCGTGACGTACACCGACCACGGCGAGAGTTTCGCCTTCTCGCCTTGCTCGGTAACCACGGCTCCACCGATCAGGATGTCCTTGAAGAGCACGAGCACCTTGCCCAAACAGAAAAACAGCACCTTCTGATTCTGCTGGTCATAAACGCCAAGCGCACTCGTCAGGTTCTGAACCGTATCCGGTATCCATCGCGACAGATCGTCTACCGCCGTGTCGCCGTATTCTGCGGTTGCTCGGAGCGACTCGATAGAGCCGCCCTTTTTCATGTACATGATGTCGTTGCCGGTATCGACCATCGACTCGTCGCCTATCGCGGCGGAGCCGGCATAGAACGCTTCGAAGGCATACGTCGTAGAGTCAGATCCGGTCAACTTGTAGATATTGCCTTCCGTGGTGGAAATGATGAGATCGCCACGAATAAGCTTCGCCCCGTTGATCGATCGCAAATCCGGCGAGAGCATGTAGAACGCCTCTTCACCGCTGGTGAAACTCTGATCGAGCACCCGCTTGGTCGTGTCGTAACTCTCCGCATCCTCGAATTCGCTGACGAGAATCATATGCGGCAAATCGGTCGGCTCTGCGGTGCGGATGTTGAAGAGCCACAAGCGCCCGTCGTGGACGATGGCATACTTCGCGTAGAGTGAATACACCAAACCGGTCTGCAACTCCGCGAGATGGAAATTGGTGCCGTCATAGGTGATCTTGAGCATCGGAGTGAGCCGGTCAAGATCGGATATGACCATCATGTCGTCGAGTTCCCAGAACGTACCGCGCAGCCTTGATCCTGCGTCGACCGTAAGGCTGAAATCGGTGAACGTCGACGCCCCATCCCAGTAATAGAGCGTGTTAGCGGCTTGGATCACGGTGAATTGGCTGCCATCCCGAGCAACAAGCTGCATGATGCCGCGAATCGCGCCGCCATTAGGCGCGGTCGCCTTCAGGTCGAACGCCTTGCGTGGACTCAGATGCGAGGCATCCTTACGCAACTCGAAATTCTGAGAGCCAACGAACGCCTCGTGATGCGAGGCGTACTGGTTTTCATTGAGCCCTGCGCCGAATGTGAGCTTCATACGTAAACGTGGGTGTACTTGCGTTTAGGATTCTGCCCCTTGATGAGATTCATCAAGCGAGCCTTGGCACGGGTGTAACTCACGTCGCCATCCAGAATGGCCTGGATGTCGGCCTTGTTGTCGGTGTCTGACACCATGAACTTGTGCCGGCGCGAGCACATCGAGGTGAACGTGATCGCTTCCTCGAAGTTGTGAAACGGGATGGTGTCCGCGACATTGCTCACCGCAACGGACTTCTCATACTCGTATGTCCACAACTGTCCGTTAGAACTGCCATCGGGCACCTGAAAGAACCCGACACGCTTGGTCGTCGTAGGCTCCCAGTACCACCAGTTGGGCTGCCCGTACTGACTGTCGTAGTTGTAGATCTCGACACGCAGCCGCTCGAGCCCGCCCGGGTACTCGTAGATCTGCCGGTTGACCGTCGAGTTGTAGAAGAGCGGCTTGCTGTAAAAGCGGATGAAGTTGCTCGCCAGATCGTAGTAGCGCAGGTTCGTCGTCAGCGTGATCGTGCCGCTCGTGCGCTCATACGGAATGAGACGATCACTCACCAGATCGGTGAGCTCGCCCTGCACGGCAAGGATCGCTAAGTTCGTTACCGCGTTGTGCTGCGTCTCATCGAACGAGGCGATCGGATCGGTATCACCGCGGATGTGATTGTTCTCCCGCAGGATGCGATTGACGCATTCGAGGAATGTCATGTGACACGTCCCAATACTTGCTGCAGCAGTGGCGCGAGCTTCTCGCGCAGGTACGTTGCATTCAGTCGGGACACGGGAATGGTGCCGCTCAAAGTGGGCGCGTTGAACGAGAACGAGATCGGATGTTCACCTCCGGCGTGGACGATGATGTTTACCGTGTTTTTCGCCGAGTCGACTCGCACAACGCGTGTTTCTCTCTTTACAGCAGCCATTCCCTGTCCTTTATGCGTTACTAGAACGCAGTGGCACCACTTCGGATCTTGGTGATCCAGGCGCTGTTCAGAACCGCACCCGCAAACCATGCCTTCCAGGCGAGCGACTGCACTTCGTTGAACAGGTCCGTTCCCACCGTACCGAGCGGCTTGTTGATGATCTCCACGGCCGGCGGCGTTACCGGGTTGTACATGGAGTAAGAGTCGGTCGCGTGCATGTTGCCAAGGCCCACGCTACCAACCGCTTCCTTGCCGTAGATGTACGTCGAGTACACATCGTGCAGCACCGCAGACGCACCGCGCAGACCGTTGCTCGAGTCCGTACCGGCACTCGTGCTGATCGGCACGACTTCTGAGGAGCAGAAGCGCACACCAGCCACCGTGCCAAACTCGAACGGCATGGTTTCGGTGTAGCCCCCGTACTGCATGACGTCGACAAAGCCACTCAGGCTGCGGATATCCTCTTCCACGTCCGGGTGCGCGATGCCGTAGTACGCCGGACGAATGGGCGACGATCCCACGTTCTGCGAGCCGTAGCCCACAGGCGTGTACATCATTGCCGATTGCCGGTTCAACAGGTTCACCGACCACTTGATGTCGTTCAGCGAGATCGCTGCGAGCACATCCGTTTCCGCGGCACCACCACCGGCTGCGCCGATCGAGTAGCGGATCTGGGTTGCGGTCGCAAAGATCGCTTCCATCAATTTGTTGAGCGATTCCCCTGCGTTGGCGCCGAGCATATCCATGAACCGCGCTGCTCTGAGGTTCATTTGATACACGTCGATTTCCTCGGTCAACAGGACCGCCTGGCCGTACTTAGCCATAGCGGCCGTGACCGTGCTGATGGTCGGTAGAACCGTCGAGCGGCCAAAGAACGCAGTGGTGGTGCCGGTGATTTCCGACAACGCGGTCGTGGTCGGGTCGAGGTTGTTCAACCTTTCCCACTTGACGCTGGCGGTGCTCCCCTGCTTGGACAGTTGCCCAGGCAGTGTGCCGTTGAAGAAGGGCAGCTTCTTACGTGCAGCTGTTAACAGCCCCTTCATCAACTGGTAGTTCACACCCAACGCGACGTTGGATGCAGTGCTTGATGCAAGAATAGCCACGGTAGAACCTCACGAGAGAGTCCTCCGCGCGCTAACCCATGTCAGTAGGTATTGGAGCTCAAGTACTGGCTCCATTCCTTTTCAAACTGCCGTGGATCGTCCGAGAATTTCTTTTCCCCGGTGTCGTTTGCGCGAGAGGTGGACGCAGCCTGAGTGGCTGCACGCATGGCTCTCGTGTTCTCGGTCAGTTGCGGGTCAGTCTTGACTGAATACTTGCTGGCAAGTTCATTACCAACGGCATTCAATGCCTTCTGCCATGCTTCCGGCTTTTGAGCACGCTGCTGCCAGATTTGCATGAGCCGCTGATCTTTTTGCGCCTTCAGGCCCAAATGGGCTTCGAGCACCTCGGGATCAACGCCCGGAACCTTTTCCGCAAGAACACTACGAGCCGCCTTGATATCCGCCTCTTCTCGTTCGCGCAACGCCGAAACCTGCATCTGGGAGAGCTGTTGCGAGACATGAGTAAGGGACTGCCTGAGTGCCTGTGCATCCGACAAGCGCTGCGATTCATAGCGCCTGTAGCCTTCTGGATCCAGTGTCGGATCAGGGATCGCGATCGGCGCTTGCTGTGGTGCCGGTTGCGACTGCTGAACCTGCTGCTGGGGTTGTTGCCGTGCCTGCTGAAACTGCGCCGCCTGATCTTCGATCCCGTATTCCTTGTAGACATCGTCAAGGCTTTGGGGCGCGTCGTTCGATGCTGCTGTGTCTTCCGATCCTGCGTTCGTCTGCTCTTCAGCCATCGCTAAACTCCTTCTTGCCTGTGAGGATTGCAACGACGAGGTCGAACCCGCGCTGCTCTCCGGTTGCCAGTTTGATCGAATCCGCGAGCTCTTGCGCCGCATCCACGCTCGTGCACGGGTGCCACTGCGGAATCACCGGCCGGAATTCCCTGACATTCTTCATGATGTCGAGAAATTCCACGCTCTCGCGCAGCTTGATGAGAATGTCTTTGTTCATCCCAGCATCATCAGAATGAGTGCCTTGTTGCGAGCGCGCTTTTGTCTTGCTTTGAGGCGGCGCTCCTCGACTTCCATCTGCCGCTTGACCTCTTCCACGGTGCCAACCATGCCGGCGAAGTCATACCAGACTTTCTCGATGACCACGTCCTTTTTGACGAGGATGACATCTTCAGGAAGCTCCCGCTTTTTCTTGCGCTTCGGCTCTTCGTAACCTGGCGCCCAGTGCCGGATCCATCGACCGCCCCCCGGCGGTGCCGTAACCGGTGGGGTTGGCGGGTTCATGTCGCCAACCACTGAAAACGCTATTGTTACAGATCCTGCCAGCGCCCCGGCGCCAAGCATCGTCGCTGACGGCGTAAATGTCAACGTACTCGTGCCGAGTATTGCCCCCGCAGACTCACCCGTCAGCGTGCCTTCAGGCGTGAAACTGACAGTGCTCGAGCCGGCCAAAGCACCATCGGCAACCAACGTCGCCGTGGGCGTGAAGGTCACCGTGCTCGATCCGGCGAGCGCCCCATCGCCAACGAGCGTAGCCGTGCCGGTAAAGGTGAGCGTGCTGCTGCCGAGCAGCGCGCCGTCGCCTACCAGGGTTGCCGCAGGCGTAAAACTGAGCGTACTGGTTCCGAGAAGGGCGTCTTCACCAGGCAACGTGCCGGAAAGGACAAAGCTGAGGGTGCCTGAGCCCGCCAGAACACCGTCGCCAACCATCGTAGCGATGGGCGAGAAACTGAGCGTGCTGGAGCCAAGCAACGCCCCATCGCCAACCATCGTGCCGGTTGGCGTGAATGTGACCGTCGAACTGCCCGCCAATGCCGCCGTCGCGAGCATCGTAGCGGCTGGGGCGAAAGAGAGCGTCGTCGTGGCAGCGATCGGCGCATCGCCGGTCATCACACCGGCAGGGGTGAACGATAGGGTCGCAGATCCTGCTAACGCCCCATCGCCAACCAATGTCGCGGTTGGCGTGAACGTGAGCGTTGCGGTGCCGGCGAGCGCATCACCGGCAGAAGGCGTCAGTCCACCAACTACACGCGGGACGAGACGGCGCTGCTCCGAGCGGAGCGGACGTGGAACTGGATATCTATTCGTGCTCACGCTCTAGATGGCGCCATGACGAGCGGCGGTATTTCTTCCGGCTCGAGGATGAACCACGCCATCCCGCCATCTTCGTTGTTCGTGCCGCCTGTGCAGGTCACGGTTACGGTGCCGCCCGTAGTCGATTTCGCCGTGGTAAAACGGAACACGCCGGCATCGGCTTCGATATCCACGGTCGCATTCGCCCACGTTTTCGCAACCGTGTCCGTAGCGCCAACAGCACAGGCTATAAATCCACCATTCGTTGGGATCGTGATGCTGCCGGTCGTGAGTGGCGTAGACGCGTCCATGTCCGTGGAGGTATTGCCACCGGATGATTTCGGCGGAAACTTGGCGCCAGTGATTGCGTAGACCGCAATATGGTTTTCCGTGTCGGCCGCCGCCCCATTGAACGTGACCGCAATATCTGCGGTCGTTCCGGTCGGCCAGGCGCGCCAACAAACGGCTGCCGATACGCTCCCGAACGTACTTGATCCGGTATGAAACGTCATGGCATTACCATCGATGGTTGCCGATTGAATTACAACGCCGGCAACCTCTTTTCCCATAGCAACAACGATCACACGATCAGCGCTTGCAGTGCCGGTCGATACGCCGCTATACGTCGCGACACTGCTCGACGTCGCAACGCCGGCAGGATTCGCGGTCTGTGTGATCGCTACAGCCACAGATCACTCGTCCCAATCGATGTAGTCGTCTCCGATCTGACCCGTTCCCGTAGGCACATGCGGGCCGATGCCGTTTGCAGTGCCAGGCTGAATGATTACCCCGGTTTCTCCGAACGTCCAAATCACCCCCGAGCCAATCGCGGCGCCAATCGACCATTGGCGCAGAACTTGGCCGAGAGTGCCGTCACCAGAATGCCCAGCGAATACGGTCATGCTCGGGGCTGGGGCGTTTTCGTCGTACTCGGCCTCGCTCTGACCTGCGCCAACGTTGGTTGCGGCTGTAAAGCGTCCAAGACCGATGGCGAACGCAGTCGTTGTGGTGTTCGAGACACCACACTCGCGAAGCCGTCCACCGATGTTAGCAATCCCGAACAAGGACATTTGAGCGCGCGCTGCAGTGCCAACGACCGTTGAGCGCATTCCGAAAGCATACCTAGGCATGTTGAACTCCCACCCGTGCGGGCAAAATAATCTTGCGTGTTTGCGTCAGTTTCGTTTCTTCGCCAGTGATCAACCCGCTGCCCTGGCACTGCGGGCACAGCACCCAATCACCACCAGGCAACCACAGCCAACCGCGCTCGGTGCTCTTGACGCAGATATCGCAGCGCATCTTGATCTCGCGCTTCTCGACCTTGGTGCCCGAGTTGCGTGTGATGACGTGGCTCAAAATCGCATCCCGGTTGTCATCACATGAAGTGTCGGTCCAGCAACAGGCGGCGGTGGAGTCCCGCCAGCAGCACTGGCAATCTGCACCAGCCCCGGATATCGCATTGGCGGGTGCGCGACAACAGTCGTACCATCCAGCGTGCCGGTGCGTGCGATACCCCACGCGCCATTGGGCGACTGAATGAGGTTAGGGTAGAACTTGAGAGTTCGCGGGAAGAAGCTCGGCGCACACCGAGCAGCAAGCGCCGCGATCTCACCCGCAGCAAGGACGCGATTCCAGACGCCGATCTCAGCAAGACGCCCATCGAAATTCCGGGCGTCGTCTGATGATCTACCACCGAGCTCGAAGCCTGAGTTAGAAGTGACCTCGCTGCTGCCGTTCGTTCCGCCGCCGTAACTTGGTTCCGTGCCGTTGATATAGATGTGGACGCTTGAATGCGTCGTCATCACGCCATCATGTGTGGCTAGAATGTGATACCAACCGGTGTTAGTGAACAGCCCGGTTGTTGTGGTCTTGTCGAGTTGCGAGCCACTACCGTTGCGGAAAAACTGGATCGCGTTCGTGGCTGCCGGCACATAAAGCAACAACCCAGGCCCGCCCCCAGACGAGGCTGAGTTGAACATGTACGAACTGGAGCCTGGAGTCGGCTGGTCGAACTGCGCCCACAACGAGATCGTGATCGCCTGCCCTGTCGTGTCAAACGCAGAAGCGTAGTCGATGCGATCAGTCGATCCGTTGAAATTACGAGCCATCGACTATTCCTGGATCGCCATCCAGACCACGTAGGCATTAGCCGCCGCATCATCCGCGCCGTCATCCGAATCTCGACGCACGAGGAAACGCACCATGTCGCCAGCGTCCACCGAATCCTTGTTCGTCAGCGTGATCGAAACCACATCGATGTACCCCGCCGTTGCCGGTACAGCCACGGTTGAGGCATTAGCCGAGTCGAACGATGTTGCAGAATCTAGATCGATCGCATCCGCATCAGTCACCGCCTCGACGTAAACCTCCCAATCGACGCTGCCCGTAGTTGCTGCAGTGAAGATGCCAATTTTCGCAGTGAGCGCCCCTGCGGCATACGCCTGCGGCATCTCGACTGCCTTGGTAACCGCTGCGTACTCATCCGCGCCATCTGGGAAAACAACGACTGTGCGGCCATTGATGACATCGAAATACGCGGCCAGATCGCCTGCGGTGACAGGGACAACGTCACCCTCAAAGCTCGATGCGTCAAATTGAAGTAGTGTGGTCGCCATTAGTCGTTGCCCCTATCGAAGCGCGAGCGTAGCACCCAGCGCACAAGCAGCTTTTTCTGCGTGGCGGTGAGCACGAGCGGCGAAGTTGCCGTGTTCATTGCATTAGAAAGCGCGGTTTGCAATGCGCCCCCGGTCAGCACATCCTCGACCGCCTGGATCGCTGCGTTGACTTGAGGCTTGGTGAAATTCGCTTCCTTGAGCTCGCCAACGAGCGCCTGCCGCACGTCGTCCAATTGCCTTTTGGTTAATATCGCCATGTTCTCTCCTATGGAGCCGGCGCAACGGTGTACGGCACACCAAGAAGTCGCAGTGCCGTGTCTGGCGTTGGGCTCGGGCCAGCATCCTGTACGTTGTACTTGCGGCCGCCAACGGTGAACGATAGGTCATCCACGGGCTTCGGCGGATCGGGCGGAATCGGCGGTGTACCTGACAGCGGGCACCAGAATCCCTGCGTCTCGCCGGCGGTCGTGCAGGGGGCAATCTCGGCAAGCGTCGCGATCTTGTGGGCATCCCAGCATTGCTGATTGGTTTTTCTGTTCGTTGTGCTGGCTGATGGGCAGTTCGCGAGCGCAATGTTGCCCGCGCCCATGTTGGTCGAGTGGTACATCAAATAGCCAGGTGCCTGCTCCTCGAAAAAATAGGCGAAGTCTTGGCCCGACTTATTGTGATTGATCGACTGCACCTTGGAACTCACGATGCGGTGCGCGTTGATGTCATAGTAGGCGAGGTGCCCCATGAAGTCTTTCGCCGCCTGGGGATTCTCCAACCACTCGTTCACGATCCAGCGAATCTCGGGGCGCTGCGTCGTGCGCTCGAATGTGATGTTGCGGAAGGTCGTGCTCTTGGCTTGATTGGGCGAGGTGTCGAGCACGTTGACCCAATTCTTCAAGGTGCCATCGATGATCTCCATCACGCCTGACGTGTATCCCGGTGACGTGGCTGGGAACTGCCCGCGCGTGCCCGGAAGCACCATCCCTACGACAAAGCCTTCGACTCGGAGATTGCGAAACGTGAGCTTCCCACTCTCGTAGGTCGTGCTCGCCATCTCGATCCCGTGATTTTCATCGCTCGCCTTCGCTGCGATCGCAGGATCGTTCACACAGGTTAAGCCGTCGTAAGTCGCCTCGATGTTGCGCGCCGAGTAGACGCAGTTCTGGTAGATGTTCCAGTTCTTCGCGTTGCGAATGACGCCCACGACACCGGATGCGCCGACCCAGTAGCCGTGATTGCTGGCGTAGGTTTCGTTGCCCGAGTGATCCCTGCTTGCAGGAGCAATCTTCGCCGGCTGCGTGGGCCAGCCGTAGGTATCCCATTCGGCATCGATTGCGATGTCCGCGCCCCTGAATTTCGGTACGACGGGATAGTGATAGTCGAAGCCGCTCGCGGGACGGTGGTTAATGTTCACGCCTGCATACTGTGCATTCGCGCAGATATTGTTCCGCACGTAGTTATCGTTGCCCGTGAACCAGAGGCAAGATCCATCCCACCCAAAGTCGCCCCATACTCCGGTCACGACACCGCCGTAGGACGGCCATTGCGAGTGGATCGATGGCGTGCCGATGAGGATCATCGCGTTGCGGTCGATCTCATTTTCCCTCTCGTTTCCTTGCTCGGTCTGGATTCCTGACCCGTCTGCCTTGTAGATGACGTTGTCGTTGACTTGCATCCAATGACTGTTATGGATCGCAATCGCCCACTTCAGGCTGTCGTAGAACGAGTTGCCGATAAACGCGCCTTGGAATCCGGTGTTCGATGCGTTGCGCGGCCCCATGTAGTGATGCGCGTGGACCGGATAGCGGCCCTTGACATTGCTGGTCGTGTTGAGCCGCTGCGCCTTCGTTCTGCCCGTGCTGATGAACTCGACGAAGCGGATGTCGCACAGCGCGCGGTCGGTACACATCGTGTGACCGCGCGTGCCGGTTGGCGACTCGCTGCGAACGATGATGTTGCGGGTCATGTTCTGGACGTGCGGCATAAGACCGACGCCAGCCCCAAGGTGATCGAACTTGAGCGGCGCGCTCAGCGTGACCAACGTGCCATTCACGTCGAGTACCGTGATCTCCTCGATCTGGAGATCGACCGGCGTGTCAGGAATCGTGCCCCACTTGCGCTGCACGGCGATCTGCCTACTGTCAGGCAGCACCAACTTGTCGCCTGACTTCCATCCCACAGGCGGCGCGTCCAAGCTCAACATGACATCGCCGGCCTTTGCATTCGCCACGAGACGGTGCCATGTGCTCTTGGGGCGGCCATGCATCCGCCACTCACCGAAGCTGATCAAGCCGGTCCAGAACTGCCCCGGATCGTCAGCCGCCAATGGCGTATTGCTGATGACGATCTCGGATGTGAGTCCGATCGGGGCTTGCTCGGTGCCGCAGATATATTTGCCGGTGCGATAGATCAAAATGTTCCCGGCTTGCAGTTTGTTGGCTGCCGTTGCATCGCAGGTAACGGTGCCGGCCACCGCGAGCGTGAACACGGTCGCAGTCGTGTAGGTAACCGCGTGCTCCTCTTTAACCAGCACCGTGTCGGTCGCTGCCGGCGCACGCGCCTGATCCCACACCGATGGATCGAACCACACGCCCGACTTGACGCTCGTGATCGTTGGGTTCAAGCCGCGGTCAGGAATCACATCCTTCGGTGTTTGCGTCGGCGCGAGCGCACTCTGCTTTAGCGCACTCTGCGCGCCGTGATGCGCGTGCGCGTCACTCGGCGTGCCAAGCCTGACCGGCGGGTGAACGTGGACGTCCTGCGCGAAAACAGCGCCTGATAGCGCTGCGAGTAGCACTGCACTTATTGTTTTCAAGCCCTATCCCCTGGTTATCCCTGGCCCAACCTGCTTTTCGTGCTCTTTCGTGACCTTGCTCCAGTGCCGCGTCTTGTCACCCGCGCGTTGCTGGCTTTCCTTGGCGCGCACGCGGATGAACTGCGCGATCTCGAGCGCCGCGGCATATGGCATCGTCGCTGCCGCGCCCTTGGCATCCAGCACGACCGTGGCGCCCTCCTGGCGCACTTCGATCTCATGCTTTTTCAGCAGATCGCGATTGACCCGAAAGACGTGCCGCGGGTCATTGGGCTGCCCGACATTCATCCAATGCGGGTTGGATGCATCGTGCAGCGTGCCTACGCCTTTCAGGAACCGTGTGGAGGTATTCGCCCATTCCTTCGCATCGCGAGCGCACTCGTCGAGCCAGCTTGCGAGCAGAATCGCTGTCTCGAAAAAGAGCCTGCATTGCCATGTGCCGATGAATAGACGCACATCCTCGCCGACCGACTCGGCATGCACGGCAAGGGGCAGGAACATTTACTTGACGTGCTCTGCGATGCCGCGCTTCACCCACTTGTCGGCACCTTCCTTGGTCATCTCGACCACGAGTCCCTTGCGAAACTCGATGAAGCCGCGCTTCGAGCGCGTGACCTTGAGCGTGGCGTTCTTGGTCTTCGTCAGATCCGTTCCGCCCTCGGCCACATCGCACGTCAGTCTCACTTTTGCCATTGCTTGCTCCTATGCACAGACGATGTCGAGCGCGCCGGCCGCGAAGCTGGGCGTGATGCCACTCGATACCGCCAACGTGCTGGTCAGATCGCCAATCAGAAACAGGTTGCCGGCGCCGGATGTGTCGGAACCCAAGCCGAATCCAAACAGGGTTGCGCCCGATGCGCCGCACGCCGGATAACCGATCGCATTGTCGTTATCCGCCGTGTCGTTCGCGACCGTCCACTGCGTGGTGTTCCTGGCCTCATCCTGCCGCGCGTAATTGGTGTAAGCCGTCTCGTTGGTGGTCTGGTCGCCAGCCTCGGTATGGCCTGGCGAGACGGTCAAACTGATCCAGAACACACCCGCGGTTGCCGAGTTCTGCAATCCAGCCGCATCGCCCACATTGGCTGCATCCACATTGGTGATGATCAGACCCAGCAGGCTCGTCTCGAATGCGTTTGATGCGCTCATGCCTTCATCCTCACTGTAAAGTTATTCCGTAGCGTTCGCCGCCAACCGTCTCGATCTCGGATCCGATCACGTCACCATTGGCGTCGAGCTTGGGCATCATGCGCTTGGTGCGGCCGCGCTTCACGTCATCGCGCACCTGCTCGACCGCGCGCATCATCTCCTGCACGAGGCGCAACGTCTCGCTCGTGGTGCGCTCTTCGACCTTGGCAATGTGCGGCTCGACCATCTTGCCGAACGATTGGATGAGTTCGGGCTCCACCTCCACCAGCATGCGCCGGCGCTCGAGCGCCGCTTCCTGGCGCATCTGCTCGATCTCGAGCCGCGCCTCGGTCTGGATCTTCTGCATGCCGAGCACGAAGTCGCTCATCAGCTTCTTCAGTTCCGCCTGATGATCCAGAACGGCCTTTTGCTGCTCGAGTTGCATGTCTTCGCTCATGCCGCGTGCCTTCAGCGCCAGTTCCTGGCTCTTGTCCTTCAATTGCGTCTGCGCCTTCTGCAATTCCTGCTGCAGCGCCTGCACCATCTGCTGCATCTGCTGCATCTGCATCTGCACTTCAGGCGGGATCTGCGGCTTGTCGACCACGACGAACTGCTCCGGGCTCTTCTGGCCTGCGTTGCGGTACATCTCCATCAGCAATTCGGATGGCTTCAGCAACGGCGCAAAGAGGGGATTGCCGGACGCGAACGCCGTCACCTGGGCGACACGCTCGGTGCGTTGTTCCTCACCCAGCAATCCCTTGCTGCCCACGATATCGAAATGCGCCTCGTGGTCGATGTCTTTACGCTCATAGCGCACCCAATCGGGGGTGTGCATCTCGTTATTGAAGAATTCGTACGGCTCCATGTTGGCGCGGTTCAGCATGTGCTGCATGTAAAGAAACGGACGCAAGCCCCCGGGTTCGAGCACGGAAACAAAATCCACCGTGCGAACCTCTGCCCCTTGCGCCACTTTACGCACCTCGGTAGCCGTTTGCCGGTCGCTCGACGCGATGCCGGTCCTGATGCTCGATACGCCCGTGCCTTCCTGCAGCTGACGCATGCCGAGCGTCATCGCTTCCAATGCCGCGGCCGGATCACCGATTTCGAGCGCCTTCATCCCTTTCCCCATGCTGCGCGTTGCGCTCTTGGCGCCAGGCGAGAGGTCGGGACCGTCGTTCATCACGTAATTCGGGTCATTGCCGTCGTACTCGATCGGCGGATCGACCATGCGCTCGACCGCGTCGACGAACTTGTTCGCCATGATGGAAGTGAACTTCTGCATGGGCGATTGCTTGATGAGCGGGCTGGTGTAGTACGGATCGCGGATGTCCTGGCGCTCGTAGCCATTGAAGATTACCGGCGGGAATGGCAGTTCGTTGCTCTCCCAGAACACCAGAATGCCGTTGGCGAGAATGGCCTTGGAGTTGGGGAGGAAAATGTCGCCATCCCCGCGCTCGATGTTGATGTCACCCAGGAAGCGGGTGAGCTTGATGTCCTGGGTCTTGTTGTCCTTGTTGGTGTGCTCTTCAGACGGGATCTTGTCGAACTGAGCCGTCATCCAGCCGGGGCCGCTGATCTGCTTCAACCGCCACGCCGGCATGTACTCGACGATGATCATCGAGCCGTTGTAGAAGAGGTTGGTGCCGTGAACCGATGGCGACGGGTCAGGATAGGCGTTCCACATCGAGTGCGGCACCCACACCGGTGCGCCCAGCAGCTGCACCTTGTCGCCCGATTGAACGGTCATTTCCTTTTCGAAGCGCACTTCGGCCACAAAGCTGCCATGATGCAGCGCTTCCTTGACCGAGAGCTTGAAGCGCGCTTTCAGGCCAAAATCGAGGTGCTGCTGGCACATGAGGGAGCGCAGCACCCCATCGCGCACGCCTTGTTCCTTGCCGTCGACCGGCGCAGGATTGCCTTGCTCGTCGAGCCGGCGCTCGAGTTTGACGTGGGGCTCGAACCAGGAGCGGTCATCGGGAAAGATGATCCGCATGACGTCCGCGGCGATGATTTCGGAAGCTTTGGAGAGCTCCCCCAGTTCGAACACCGAGTGCCAGCCGGGATTGATGGGCTTGCCGTCCATCGAGACGCGCTTCATGGGCGACATCTCGACCTGGCGGTCGACTTCCTTCCAGATGCGTTCGTGTTCTTTTCGGAAGTGTGAATCTTTGCGGGCGTCGTATTCTTTCTTGACGTACGCCTCGATCTTAGCGAAGTCCGTTTTCGGACGAATGCGCCTTTTTGTTACCAATTCGCAGCCCCCATCGCCACGTCCCTACGTTTTCTGAGCACGGGTTTTGTTACAGAATGCCGTAAGGATTGAGTAGCATACCGCGAAGCGGAGATTACGTCATCTCGCACTTTTACGAGCATATTGTCCTTGCGATGGTAGATCTGCTTCTCGTCGAACCACTCCTTGCAGCGCTTATGGACCTTGAACCGCCCCTGCTGCATACGGTCCAGCATGTTTTTGAGCCCTGCCTCGACGCCTAGCCCCCCTTGCCCCTCCTCCTGCCCGGGTGCCGGCGGGTTGGTGAAGTGATTCAGCATCAAATTCCCGCCCAGATCGCGGTATTGCTTGGCAAGCTGCATGCCGGTGCCCTTGTCGCGCTGGATGCCGTCATGGGGCCAGACCACGGGGATCCACTCGCCGCGGGCCTTGATGGCGGCGACGTGATCGGCGGAGCTCGCCCCGCGCATCTTGTAGCAGTCGTAGACGTAGACGGTGTCGGTATCGCGGTCGTGAGCCACCCAGACTGCAGCGAACGGGTGGTCGATGCCGAAATCGATGCCGCAGATGCGCGGCCACCACTCCTCGATCTTGATGCCGTCGTAGATGATGTCCTCATCCAGCACGGGGAAGACCAAGCCGGAGCCCATGGTCGGGATGCCGCGGGAGCGCATTTCACGCTCGTGCAGCGGCAGGGCGCCCAGGCGCTGCTCGCGTTCAGCGGGCGTCAGGTGCGGAGCATCGTCCCAGGTTGCCCGGATCATGGCTTGGCCCGGGCGGATGTCGTTCATGAACTGCTGGACGACCTCGGTCATGCCCTCTTCGGGCGTGAACGTGATGTAAAGGATGGCTTGCGCGCGGGAGATCGTGCCGCGGATGAATTGGCCCCAGATGTCGGACGGCGGTTCTTCGTCAAGCCAGCCCACGTCGAAGCGTGTGCCCATGAAGGCTTTCGCCTTTTGCTCGTAAGCCATGATAGTGACTTTAGATAAGCCACCTGAGGCATGACGTACCAATGCGTCCTGAATTGCATTGGGCACCCCGGCCTTACGCGTAATCTTGGATGCAATGAGGCATTCAGCAGGAATCGTACCGCTACCCCACTGAGCCTCGTCGAGCGGATCACCAAAGAGTTCCTTCTGCACGATCGCCTTAGCTGAATCGTTGGTCTTGGCACCGACCATCACCTCGACGGGACGGTTGAATTTGCGCCCCTTCCACCACTCCGGGTAGCGTCCGGTCAGGTGAATCGCCGTCTCGGCCGCGCCGCAGAATGTCTTGCCCACGCCATTGGCTGCCATGAGCACGCGTTGGGACGCTGGGTTATCGGTGAGATGACCGATGGCGTTGTGGAAGTCGATCTGGAATTCGTAGGGCTTGTAGTAGTCCAGGCGATAGGTTTTGTATCGCTTCTCGAGCAGCATGAGCGCCTGCAGCAACTCGGTTTCAGTCTCACTCATCAGCCCTCCTGCGCGAGCAGTTGCGACTTGCTGAACGCTTTCCAGTGGCGCACGTACTTCGAATGCTTGCGCGTGTAGTCATTGTAGTCGCGCAACTCGATTCTTACGCCGTTCCACGTGAAACGGTCGTTCAGCTGCGGGAAACCCATTGCCTCGTAGAGTGCGTTGAACGCCATCGAGTCGCCGTGCCAATCCCTCGGCCCATCGAAATGCTCGAGCACCCATTCGAACACGGGGAGCGCTGCCTTTCGCGCGAGGCGAAAGGATGGGGTGATGTGGACGTCATCGTCGCGATAGAGGAGTGCGAGATCGACGTCGTCCGCGAGCGGCGGAAACTCCTTCACGATGCGCGCATCGGGCTCGGTGAACCAATAGACCGTGTCGATCGACGCGGCGTACTTGAGGAATTGAGTGAACATCACCTCGCGGTTGTACATGATGTCCTTCGACTTCAACGTCGTGCCCTCGAACGGCCAGATCGTGGCATCGCCCCAGCCCGGGTTGCCCTCGATGGTGAGGTGAAAGACGCAGTCGCAATAGGGGCGTGAATTCCTGATGAAGCCCTTGAATAGGCGCTCGTAGGCGTCATCCGGCAATGAGGGCCACAATGCCTTGGTGCTGGAATGGTAGATGACGGCTCTCATTCGACATCGAACGCGAGCACCACGCGCACCTTCTCGTTCAGATGCAGCAGGCTTGCGCGCCACCATTGAGCCGGATGCACCGATATGTGCAAAGGCAGCCCATTGGGCAGGGTTTTGCCTCGATCCTGGGTGGATATGGAGAAAAAGCAGAAGAGGCTGGCGAAGCCGACGACCCGCTCTGCAAAGGGTATGGGGTCGACGATGTGTTCCAGCACATCGGTACAAATGACACCATCGAACTTGCCCTCCGGTTTGTGAGAGTACTGCTTCACCGCCGGATCGTAGAGCGTGGGCATCATGCCGAGCTCGTGATCCGCGCGCTTTCTATGGTACTGCCAGGCCTTGCCACAGCCGTAGTCGAGGAGCGTCTTGGCACCCGTCTCGTCGATCAGGCGCCTGATCGTTGCCACATGCGGCCCGAGCGAGTAGCCGCGGAACGTCTCAGGCAGCCGATGCATCTTGGCGTACTGCTCGATCAGGTCGAGTTCACTCACTGCGGTCTTCATAGCGTTTCACCAGCAGGAACAGGATAGCGATGACGGCGCTCAAGGTAACGGTCCATGCGCCGAGCCAGATCCACTCGATCAGTCGATCGATGGCGAAGAAGGCATAGAGCGCGGTCAGCATTTCTCAACGACCACAAACTGACATTGCCGCAACTGCTCAAGCAAGAGCGTGGCATGCTCTTCAGATATTGCCGGGAACGTAATCAAATATTGATGCGCGGTCACGACAACATTGAAAACCTCGCCTTCACCGAAGACCGATGGAGCCGGTTCGATACGAAAATCCAAGTTTTCAAGGATGTTCATCGATAGAACGCAACGCGCTGAGACTTCGTTGTCGTCCGCAGGATCTTGTGCGGGCGGTTCATCGTCTTGATGCCATCCATGCCGAGCCGGCAGTCCGCGATCAGCACGTCGCAGTCGACCTTGTAGGTATCGATGGGGTAGTGGTGCCCCATGCTCAACAGGCTGATGGCGGCGGCGACCGGCGGAATGATGCGGGTGCCGACGTTCAACCAGTGGATGTTGCTGACGCCGTTCATCTCCAGCAACTCGTTGGTTGCGGTGCGCGATGAGAACGGCTTCATGGTCTGCTCGTAGCCACCGCGCCAATCGTCGATCGGCCCGTCGCCATCCAAGAGCAGCAGGTTGCAGCCGAAGTGGCGGTAGAGGAGCACGTCGATCCCGGCCATGCCACAGCCGATGTCGAGCAGCGTGGCGCCTGGCTTGAGGATGTCTTCGAGCTCGTAGACGATGTCGAAGAAGTCCTCTTTCAGGCTCTCGTTATAGCTTTTGGTGATGTCACCCGAGAGGTGGGTGCGGTGCAGATTGATCCAGCAGGTGGCGGCTGGGGGCAATTCGACCGATCCGGGCACGTTGGCGAGGATCGGGAGCGGTTTCATGCCGGCTCGAGCACCTGCATGATGGCGGCGCAGACCATTCGAGGCGTTATGCCGGCGAGCGCAATCCTGCAATGCGGGCAGGGATTGTGGCTGCCGCAGGGCTTACTTCCGGTCCAGAGGTTGATGTGGGTGTCGTAGCCTAGGTTTTTCGGGCTCGCGACACCGCCCCACACGACCACTGCGGGTATCCCCAAGGCAGCCGCGGCATGGTGTAGTGCCCCATCGGTGCCAACGAAGAGTTTCGCCTTCGCCAATAGCGAAAGCGCGTGTCTGAAGGTGGGGGTTTCGACCTGCATGCAGCGATCCAACCGGTGCCCGCGGCCTTGCAGAAACGTATTGGGGCGAAACTCGTCGACCACCTGCTGCCAGTTGAGGAACCCCCAATCCTTGTTGCCGGAGAAGCTGCCTTTGACGGTCGGCTCGAGGTAGATGTAGCCCTCGGCCTTGGTGCGAAACTTCTGCTCGGCTTCAGAGAGGATGATCCACCCGGGTTCGGCCTTGAAGTCTTGCCTGTAGACGAAGTGATCGTCATCGCCTTGCTCGTAATCGATGTAGGGGCGGTGCTTGCCGTAGTCGTGGATCCAGACCGCATCGGGCACGATTTCTTTGCTTACCGGCAGGTTTTGCCACACGTCGTCCCAGATGGCGTGGCTGCCCGGGCCGACGCAGATGGGGCGGTTGGGGTATTTGGCGTGCGCCTTCCTGATCGTGGCGGACGTCATGATGGCGTCACCGATACCCATCACACCGCCATCAAAAACACGACAAAACAGCCAAAAAGCAGCCCGTAGACCATGCCTCTAAGCAGCGTCCATTCCCACGTTAAGCCCAGGCCTCGATTTTGACGTTCATGGTCTGCTCGATGACCGGCAGCATGAGGCGTTCGGCGGGCCAATCGTGCTGGGTCTGCCATTTGCCGCGATCGGCTTTCCAGTATTCTTTCAAGCCGGGATTGAGCATGTTGTCGAAGCCGACCAACCTGATCGTCTGGGGTTTCAGGCGCTCTGTGGCCATCGTAATGGCGAACATGCCGAGCGAGTGGTTCCTCACTCGCGGGTGACCGAGCTCGGCTTGCGCCAGGTGAAAGACCTCGTTCCACTTCTCGAACGCCTCATCCAGGATCAACAACGGCGCCGCGGCTTGTGCCGCGAACCGTTTTGCTTGCCCCCGGTCCCATTTCCCTTTTTTTGGCTGCGCCCAATATTCTCTTGGGCGGCGCATGTCGTCGAGCATCTTGTAGAGTGTCTCGGTCGACGCGCAAATATAGTCGGTTTTCCAGCCGTAGTCAGCCACTTTCTGCCAACTGGGGTCTTTCATGCGGATCACGCACTCGGATTTCTCGATCCTGGTGCCCCAGTTCTTGCCCACGGGGCTGGTGCCGTGGCCAATGATGACGACCGTACTCGGCAAGGCTTGGGTAAGAGGTTGCGCTTCGATACCAGACACCACCAGTGCTTGTGCTTGCATTGCTCCACTTCCAAGGCCAGATCATGCCTGAATTGGGTCCATTTCTTGGGGCTATAACGACGTGCGTCGCGACACCCAGTGCCGCTGCGAGGTGCGCGACTGAAGTCGAGACGGTCACTACCTGCCGCAGATTGGCGAGCAGCCCGAGCAATCCCTCGATGTCATTGCGCAGATCCAGCCCTTCAGGCTGCTCGATGTCCTCGTCCCAGCCCTGGTCGTACTGCAGGCTCAGTGGATGGTCGACTTGAAAGGCGCTGGCAGGGTAATGCCCCTGATTGCCACGCCAAGAGACGCCAACGCGGCCGCGATACTGTCTGAATCGCTCGATCTGCAGGGGGTCTGCGGTGAGATAAGGCTCGGGTCTGGGTCCGGCTCTGACAATGGTGTCGCCCAGCAGTGTCCATGCATCGCCATCAACTGCTGCCATCTTTCTGAGCGGGCTCTGGTCTTCTCTCTGCTCGAAGACTGCAGCAACCGTCTCGCACCCAAGGCGCTGGAATGCAGGACATAGGCGTTGATCGGTTTCAACGCAGACCGAATCAACCTGAGTCTTGATCCATCGGACGGAGCTCGCAAAGAACACCTCGTCGCCAATACCCTGCTCGCCATAAATATACAGCCGTTTGCAGCGCTGCCCTTTCCAGCGCGGCACCCCATCCTTCACCAGATTCTGCGCCCAGCCGGCCGCCCAACTGCTGCGATACTGCCAACCGTTCCAATTCGTTCTGTCGCCAAGGTAAAACCGCGCCTCGCAGAGCTGCCAGGCCGTCTGCGGATCGTTCTTGGCCCCATGAAACATCCGCCCCTGCCGGTAGCGTTTTTTTATCTTGGCAATCAGGCGGGCCTTGTCGAAGGCAGAGCCGCCCTCGCTTTTCTCGATGATCAGCACCATCGCACGCATGTCGATGTCTGAAAACGGGCGCAAACGCGGATCAGGTGGTCTTGCCATACGCCTCCCGCACCGGAGCACGCATCCCGACATCCAGACTGCGATCGCGATAACTCAACACATACACCCGCTCACCCAACTGATTGGAGTACACCCTTAAAGCCACGCAATCGTCCCAAATCCTGCAATCAGCACCCACCCCAAGCACATACCGCGGCCAGGATCGGTCACCTCGGCTCATATCTTTTCACCCTCAAGCGCAAATCATCCCGCTGCGCCTGCCACCACCCCATGTTCTTCACCGCTCGATACAAACTCACGTACAAACTACCCTCGTGCGGCAACCAAACACCATCCACACACGTCTCTATCGCCCATATGATAGCGTCATGGATAACAGGCTCAGGTACGGCCAGTTCTTCAACCTCGACAGCGTAGACATCCCCAATTCCTCTACCCATCCACCAACTATAGCACGCTATAGCGCGATTCCAGATCGCAAATCAGGGCGAAAAATTAGGAGGGGGTAGGAGAAATTCCACTGCCACCCCGTGGGGGGGGTGCCGACCTCGAGCAGCTGTCGCCACGCCATAGCCATGGGGGTAGATCTGGGGGTATTTCTACCATGGTTCATACTGAATCCCATGGGAATCAGTACATTAGTAGCTTAGTATGACTCCTCGAGCAGTGTACGAACTACTTATCTGTCGTACCGGATCCTATCAACTGTGGCATATGCTGTTGTAATGTCGATAGCAGCATCGGGTTGGATAGGATGATGCGCTGAATAGCTGAGAGTAGATCTGCCTCTGCCGGTAGTGCATCAACTTTCGTTATTTCAGTGGCTGTGAGTGTTGCCACTGTCCTATCCAACAGTATTTTTGCCGATGCGACCTGAGTCGGTGTCAGATCATTCTTGCCATTGATATGATCCGTAAGCTTTTTAACGATGAGGACGGAGTCAATTTTGTCTCTGACGTCTTCCTGATGATGATAGTGCAGACGTCTGCCTCGGATCCTTGCATTCTCTGGAGCAGGAACTCGAGGTAACTTAGTCACTTGCGCCACGGTTCGATCTAGATCGACGGTACGCTTGGTATCGTCTGGCATTGTTTGAGAGCTCGCTGATTTGAAAGCGTAAAAGACCCAATTACGCTATAGCGTAGCATATTTGTTACATGTTGCGCTTCCATCCTACTTTTAGCGCAATCCGGTTTGGTTGTATATCGACGCTGCCCCTAGCTTCACAAGTCTAGGCCTCGAGTGCATCCCGTCTCCGAGCTCGAGCTTACGGGCGTAGTCGTTTATTCCATGCGCTACCGGTAGAGCTTCCTTGGACGGTCGTAATCCGATGCTGTCACCGCGGCCGCCATCCTACTCCAATTCCATCCAGGTGACCAAGAGCGTCACTTTGTGACGTTGCCAGCGTCACATTCTGACGCTGTGCGTCACCTGGCTCACCTTGCCAAACGACGCATGCCTTGATTCCATTGACCATTATTTAGCGCGCTATAGGTGGCACGGTGGATGCATATAGTTAGGTGGACACAACGGAGAGACAGAGATGACCAAGTTCCAAAAACGCCTCAAGCATATTAGTCTGATTCAAGACTACAACGATTCGGACCTGATGTATCGGCTTGCCGATCAAAAGGCCGACATGCGCGTCACTGATGCCATGCATCGTTCCTACATGCACCACATTGCGCTCACGCTGCAAACCGACGTCGAACAGATCTTTGTTCTGATGCAAACGAAAGGATAGACCATGAAGCTGATAAAGAATGTCTACGGGCAAGTCGCATTGCTCACAAACGAGGAAGTTAAGCCCGCCAAGGCATGGCTTGCACTGCAAAGCGTGCGTCCATTACCCAAGGGTAAATGGTTTCGCGCCTACCCTGTAACGGGCGGCTCAATGATCGTGCAGGACGGCGCATACACCGTATTGCGCGATGCAGTGCAAACCGACATCGATCAAGCCTGCAAACGATTCCACGGCAAGAATCCTGCCGCACCATACATTCAAGCAGCATGGAACGCTAACTAGCAAAAGCAAACGGCAGGCCATCGCGCTAACGATACCTGCCGTTCTCATCGCACAACTTGTCAGGAGTTAACACGATGTCACGCAATTCTAAACCATCCGGATACGTGCTGTACAAGGGGGCGTCTCTGTTGGACGGTCAGCCGATCGTCGTCATCGCGACGGTAGGCGAAAGTGAGAACGATAAGACCGGCGCCATGGTGCAAACATGGATCCTGGTCGACAACGGCATCGCGCCGCATATCAGCGTCAAACATGGCGATGACGTGTCGGTATGCGGCGATTGCAAACATCGACCAAGCCTTGGTGGCTCATGCTACGTGCGCACCTATCAGGCACCCTATGCGGTCTATACCGCATACCTGCGCGGGCGCTATCCGATGGCGGATACGGCAACGATTGAAAACATCGGGCGTGATCGCATGGTGCGCTTAGGCTCTTATGGCGACCCTGCGGCCGCACCGGCGCAAACATGGTTCGATCTCGTGCGCTATGCATACGGTCATACCGGATACTCGCACCAATGGCAGCATGCGAGCGAGCTCAAGTCGCTTGTGATGGCAAGCTGCGATACGCCAGAAGAGCGTAACTGGGCGCAAGCGCAAGGATGGCGAACGTTCACGGTGCGCCTCAAGACCGATCCACTGGCGCCGCGTGAGTCGGTCTGCCCGGCATCGCATGAGGCGGGCAAGAAACTAACGTGCAGCACATGCGGCGCATGCAATGGCGCGAACGGCCGCAAAGGCAGTATCGCGATCCAGGCGCATGGTGCGCTCGCCAACAGGTATCGTCAGTTCAGACTCAATCAAGTCAACGCGTAAAGGGGAATGACAATGCAGCGCATTACCGTCAACAACAACGGAACACAGCATAAGGCGATGCCGGTCGAAGGCATTCAAGTCGAGGTGCCGGCACCATTCAATAAGTACATTTGGTGTGTTCATCAAATGCTGACCTGGGATCGCGCTAACGAGCGATTCGACTTTGCGCAGTCATGGGTTATGTCGGAAATGAGCACGGGACTGCGCATTCCGGGCCGCGGATCCAAGAGCCCGGAACATGCGCGCATCGCCGGCATTCGCAGGCTACGCAAAGAAGGCATGTTCAGGCTGGAACAAGCAGTAGCGCGCTATTTCGACTCGATCAAATTCAACGCAGCATAGGGAGAATCAAACATGAAAACCATCTCACAAGATATCGGCATCAGCGCTCAATCCGCGGTATTCACCAAAGTGATCGCATGCAAGGGTCACAAGCTGCGGATCCGCATCGAATCCGACTCCTACGCGTTCCAATGCTCAGCTCGCATCGAGCGCTGGGACGGCAATGCGTGGCGTGAAGTGCATTCGCTGCACCATAGCAACATGGCAACCGAGACAGGCCTTGCCTACAAGGCGCGCCATCTCAAGGGTAAGGATCCGGCATGGTTTGCCGATGACACGGCAACCCTTATTAACGTGGCAATAGATATTCTTTAGGAGGATGACGATGGATCCGAAAGCCTGCCTGACCCAATGCTCGATCGCCCTTGCCGATCGTAACCTCGACCTGGCCCGCGAGTACCTGCAAGCGTATAGCAGTTGGCGCGCCAACGGCGGATTCGAGCCCATGATGATCGATACCCGCGGCGATCAGTACCTGAAAACGTGCGTGCGAAAGTTTTACCAATTGCAAGGCATGGGAGCATAATCGGACTACAATCCCGCCCGTTGTCCCTCCTTGTAGTCCGCACCATTGCGCCCCGAATTCCCCTCCCTGGATTCGGGGCGTTTCTTATCTGAGCGCCTTACGCTGCTCGATCTGTGTCAGCAACGGGATCCCCATGTCCCGATGCGGTAGCAATCCCTGCACGTACGCCGCCGGCAGCCGCCCCAGCCGTTCCGCCTCGATTAGAGCGCGTTCCCGCCCCAAGACGTCCGTTCCTAAGCTTGGGATCCAGCGAACGGCTACAGCGCGCTCTCGTGCGGTTTGAACGAGGGTTTTATAGCGTTCCAGAAACGCCATCCTCGCCGGCACCGGTTCGCCGGCCTCGAGCAGTGGCAATGCCACGCCCCAAGCCGCGACCATTTCCTCGGTCCAGACCACGGTCGACGCCTCATCCCGCGGCACCATAGCCCATGCCTCTTCGGCCCCTGGGCGCCCATCCTCGAGGCGCCCGATGATATCGGCAAGGGTCAAGCGGCCGCGGAGCTCTTTCCTGCACTTGGTCAGCGCGCCGAGTACCTGCGCGACCGGATAGACCGCCAGATCAGCCGCCAATACCTTGGCTGCAGGCTCGGACAGTTGCGTGCCGGTCAATTCACAGGTGACGGCTAATGCCTGTAACAGGCTCTCATTCATCGGAATTAGCCTGTTTTGCCTTCAATGCCGCCAATTCGGCCTCGAGCGCCGTGATCCGTGCCCGTGCAATCGCCAATGCTTCCAGCAGGTAATCTATTTCAGCCTTGTCATCATTCATCGTCGCTCCCAGTAGCCCGTTGCCAGTGCCTGCACACTTGAATCGCCATCGCGCCGCGCAACCGGCACCACAGCCCCGTCAGTCTGCCTTCCGAGTGGACGCAGTGCGCGCATTTCATGCCGCCACCTCCTCATCTGCTTTGCAGATCGCATCTACCTGCGCAATCCGCTCACCGATCCAGTGCATGCACGGCACGGCCATCGAGTTGCCCAGAGCCTTGTAGCGCGGCCCGTCAGCGGCAGGCTTGCCGCGGTACGGGATCAGCGTGTAGTCGTCTGGAAAGCCTTGCAGGCGCTCGCACTCGCGTGGGGTAAGGCGGCGCACGCCCATGCCTTGCTGAATGTGCATCCGCGCTTCCATACCAGGATCGCTGTTGTTATGAATATTCCCGCGTATGGGTTGAGCAACGTCCTGAAACGCCACCGCCATCCCGTTGTCCTTGGCGCCTCTCGGGTGCGTTACCGCACCCGAGAGGTCCGGGTCTTGGCGGTTGTGGAAGGCAATCGCCGGATAGCCCTGCCCCGGCTTGCCGCCGCCGACCTTCAGCGATCCCATCGTGTCGCTCGTTGCAATCTCGCCGCGCTGGTTCTGGGCGAAGGCGACCAGCATCGGCCCCGCGCTGGTGTCGCTGTTGTCCGGCTGCTTGCCGTAGTTCTGCGTCAGGCATGGCGCGACTACCGGCACAATCGGCGTGCCCCGCCCCGTGCCCGCGGTCATGCGATGCGTCGAGATCAATCCCCCATCGCAATCAAAATCTGTGCCGAGTCCGCCGTCGGCACTGGAGCGCGACGGGAGGGTGGGGGCGATGAGCGTCTCAGATCCGTTCCCACAGTCTCCACCGCTTTCGCGAAGGGTTCCGAACCCTTCGCGATACTCTCCAATGCCGCTCGGAGCGTAGGCGGCAACTCTTTGCCCCTTTTCTCTGCTCGGCGCAGGATGCCCTGACAGGCTCGCGCGCTCAAAAAGTACCGCTGCGGCACGCTGCCATCCTCCAAGACATCCGACAACGAACACGCGTGCCCGTCGCTGGGCCAGGTTGAAATACTGAGCGTCAAGAACTCGGTAGGCGAACCCATACCCGAGCTCGCCCAAGCCCCAGAGGAAGGTTCCAAAATCGCGTCCGCCGTTCGAGGACAGGACACCGGGGACGTTCTCCCAAACCAGCCAGCGGGGGCTAAATCTTGCAGCAATGGCAAGATACGTGAGCATGAGGTTGCCACGCGGGTCTGCCAATCCTGCTCTGAGTCCTGCGACTGAGAAGGACTGACAGGGAGTTCCTCCCACAAGGACATCTGGTCGAGCATCGGGCCATTGCCTGAATCCATTCATATCCCCAAAATTCGGCGTATTCGGATAGTGATGCGCGAGCACGGCAGACGGGAACTTGTCGATCTCGGAGTAGCCGACGGCTTTCCACCCGAGCGGATGCCAGGCAACGGTTGCTGCCTCGATGCCGGAACAGACGCTGAGATAGTTCATCCCCGCGCCTCCTCGATCAACTTGCCCCAGATATCGCCGTTGGCCTGCGTGCGATCACTCTGCACCGCGGCCGTTGCCGTCACCCGTCGCCCCGTACGCCATTCGGTGTGCAACTTTTCGGCATCCATCAGCATCAGCCCCACCGTGTGCCCTGCCGCCACATACCGGCTCGCCCCGTGGCCAATGAACCAGGCCGCGACCGGCGCGGCGTCCTCACCCAGCCGCTTGACCAGTTGAGATAGCTGCCCGTTCACCTTGGCATTACGGGTGGGCTCGACACCGTAGCGCTGCCGGTACGCTTCGGCATAGGCGAGCCAGACCGGCGTGCTGGATGCGCGTCCATTTGTAGGACGTGACACCTGTGTGACGTCACCGTGACGCTTTTCCCCAGTAGGACGTGACGTTTTGCGTGACGTCACGGTGACACCTGATCGCTTCTCGCGCCAGCGTTTGGTGCGTTCTGCACCCGTGCCGCGGGCAGCTTTGAAGCGCTCGAGCTCGGTCCTGACCACCTCGGTGAATAGCTCGCGCAGCATCATCAGATCTTCCGGTGTCAGCATCGGACACCCCAGCGCAGCAGCCCAACCCTGCCATCATCCATGCGCTATTGCCCCCAGCGTAAAGCCCCCAACGCGACGTGCGGAATTCTCGTTATGTGTGTGCTGCTAGCCGATCATTTTGATACGGAATCGAGCGTCACGCGATGGCTGTTTTTCTCATCTGGTGACATCGGTAAATTCAGGGTAAAGCTAACCAAGGGGGGTTCCCTGTGAACCCTCCGCTCCAGCAGGTAGGCATCATCTGTCCCAGCCCTGCCCAAGTGCCTAGTGGGTAGCAGTAACTCGCTATGGGTTGGCTCCTTGTCCCATAGCTTGCTGCGTTCGCTGCTACTACGACGCGTCGGTCTAACCCGGGGGTAAGGGACCGGTGTAATCGCTCCGAGCGGCCCATGCAAGCCCACTGCTATCGTGCGGAGTACGTAAAACAAAAAAGCCCTGTCTGCTGCTGTAACCGGCTTACCCAGGGGCGCGTGTATGGCTGCGCCACTGGCGGTAACAGCATGAGACAAGGCTTTTGTCATGTCGGGTAAGCGCCGACCGATACCGCAATGTTATTTCTCTATATCACCCTCTGTCAACTGCCGATCGTGCTGGGCACACTCCAGCGCCCGCCGCAGATCACCCAGCCAGATCTTCGCCATCTCCAACTGCTCCAGCGCACCGGTGTAATCGCGTAGCGCAGCCATCTCGCTCGAGCGCTTCAGGCAGCGCTGGGTGGATAGCAGGCTGTCGCTGTAGTTGGTCATCGACGGCTTCTAAAAATGAAGATGGCAAACCCAAAAATTTGCACCATGATCCAAAGTCGACTGTGGTCCCACCTGATTGGAGATACCAGATATCGCCACCAGCAATGCGGGGCAGCCTTCCAGCCGTTCATCACCGCTATCTTCATCGACTCCCTGCATAGTTGGTCATCGCTTAAACCGCAATAAAGAGCTGCGGCCGCGCTCGTTCAATGGCCGTATCGCGCTCAATTGCAGCCTTGTTCTCTAGGGCCGAGAGATCATAGTCGCGCTTTGTTGCGTCATACGCCGCCTGTTCTTTGGAACTGTCTTTATAGGTTCTTGCCAATAATAAGTTTCTCTCGGCGTAATACAGGTCAGACGAAAACGCATTAGCTTGACTGCGGATCAACGTTCGACGAAACAATTGATTCTCACGAGAAAACACAACCCATTCGTCGCCTTGGTCTTTAATGTCGTATTTAACAATCCCCCACGGTTCATCACCAGGTTGCCAATTGTCCACCGGCAATTGACGGAATACAGCCAAGGTCATTTGCTTGCTGTTGACGTGTAGCGCCTGGATCGTCACGGAGAACGTGGCAATATCTGCTCGATGCGTCTCGATCAACATGATTATCGCCCCGCCACATATCCCTTGATTGCCCGAATCGCTTCATCCGCACCCAAGGCAAGGATGCAGTTGTAGCCCCTGCCGCGCAGCAGACTCAGCATGTCGATCTGCTCTGGTGTCGCACGCCCATCCTGTCGCTTCATCTCGATGAACATGCCGGGCCATAGCCTGGTCGGCAGGGCGAGCTCCAGATCCGGCACCGCCGGCACCAGCCCGGACGCCTTCAGCTTCGCCATCTGGCGTGCTCTGGCAATCGCATCGCCATTCAGGTACGCCCCATTGGCTATGCTGAATAGCAGACGACTGTCGATGCTCATGGTCGGTGCCCACCACCTGAACCAATCCACCACCGCAATCTGCTCCTGGAGCTCGGACGGGAGCGGCGCAGTAAGGCGCAGCCTAGGCGCGCTTGCGCTTCTTGCCATTGCTCGAGGCCTGGAACAGTCCCGCGGTGATCACCTCGATCTGATACTGGCGCAACCGCGGTATCGATCCCGCCGTTCGCCACTGACTGATCGCGCCGACAGTCACGCCAATGGCTCGTGCCATCGCAATGTCGCCGCCAAAGTGCTTGGAGATAAGATCGATGTTCATCATAATCCGCATCCGAACAAACCGGCGCATGTCTGTTCCTCGTTGTCGATCGAGGCACGACTGCGCCCGTCTCGCGCCCACATAATCACCCCATGAATCCCGAGCGCATTGAATCGCTTCGGCCTGAACATGGGTTTGCCGATTTCGACCTCAAGGTCATTGACGCGCTCGATCTCACCAGGCGTGAGACGCAGGAAGTCAGCGCGATTACCGTTGACACACGGGTTGCACTCCAGACTTCGATGCGGCAGCACCTCGACGCCAGCGCGCTCAAGTAGCCCGTTGCGCTCCTCATCGGTGTGCAGGTACAGCGGATGCCACACCTTGCGACCGCCGTGGTACTCCGAAGCGTCGATGAATTCCGGTGTCTGAGCACGGGCATGGCTTTCCGCTCTTCGCTTGCCGATGAGAACGACCGCCTCAAACGACGGGTCGGCCTCATCGATCCACTGAAGGAACGGAACCCCTTTGAGATGCTGCGTGCAGAACTGAAGACCGTTGCCAGGGAACCCTTTCTTGAAACGAACCAACTCCTCCATCCCCATGGACTTCGCGGTGTGCGTCTGAAACCCATAGGAGCGCGCGAGCGCAGACATCTTCTCGACGCGTTGCGGCCACCCTGGCGATGCCCACCCGGTGTCGCAATAGACGACATGCACGTTAGACAAAGACGCCTCAATCGCCCAGCGAATGAGTGCAACCGAGTCGTTTCCGTAGCTTGATGAGATAACATTCATTGGATACGTTATACCCTACTAAACTATCGCTTGACAAGTCAGTATAGAAGGCTAAACTCGCGATATCTCAACAAGGGGGTGATCATGGACAACAGCAATCGTACGCTTCGATTCAATCGTTCCGCCAAGGATGCGGGACTGATCGGCCCGCTGCAGTTCAGCGAACCGCATCCGACCTTGGGTACGATCTGCGGCACCGTGCTTGGTGCAATCGTTGGCGCGATCGTTGTTGGCGCGTGGTTCTGGTTCGTGCTGGGGATGTGATGGACGACGAGGAGATCAAGATCGAAGGTCTGCGCGCAGCACTGAATAGCGTGACGCTACGCGATTACTTCGCCGCGGCTGCGATGCAAGGATTGATCGCAAACGATGACACGGCTGACATGTCATGGGCCCATTTGGCAACTGAAGCATACGCTGCGGCCGATGCCATGATCGCAGAGCGGTCCATATGATTCGCTACCTGATCATCGCCATCCTGATCTACACCGCGCCGACATGGACGCGTCAGGTGGATCATCTGGTGAGCCTCGCCTACGATACGATTCAGTCGACGCGGGACAATGCGGCACGGCTTAGAGCAGGGATGCCATGAACGACGGCGGCATCCAATACTGGCAACAAGGTGGACAATATCAACAGGAGCAAGACATGGGACGCATGGCAAAAGATAGTGGTGGCGGTGACTTCGCGCAGGCGCCGGTCGGTAATCATGTTGCGAGGTGCTACCGCATCATCGACCTCGGCACGCAGCACAGCGAGTACCAGGGGCAGCCCGTAACACGCAGTCAGATTCTCATCAGCTGGGAGCTCTGCAACGAAAAGATGGATAACGGCGAGCCGTTCATCGTCTCCGAGTTCTATACCAATTCCCTGTCGGAGAAGAGCAAGCTGCGCCCCGCGCTCGAGGCATGGCGTGGCGTACCGTTCACAGAGGCCGACCTGAAGGGCTGGGATCTTGCCAAGATCATCGGCGCACCGTGCATGCTGAACGTGATCCACAATGAGAACAAGAAAGCGCGCGTTGCATCGATCGCACCCATGCCCAAAGGCGTGAAGGCGCCGGCCATGTCCAACCCGCAGTTTGCGTTCTGGTTGGACGAATACGACGAGGAAACCTTCCAGGCGATTCCTGAAGGTATTCGCAACATCATTGCCAAGAGCGATGAATACAAGGATCTGAAGAGCGGTGTGATGAAAGGCAAGGATGATCCGATGACGGGCATTCAGGACATGGAATCGGACATCCCATTCTGATGTCATATTTCTAAATCAGGCGAAAAAAAGAAATGGCGATCTGGTCTGAAACAACCGATACCTTGCGATCGGCGGAATCCGGGCACTGGTATCGGCGTGACGGTTCACCCGTCTACACTATCATGGGGGCGAACGGCATCGTGCGTGACACCACGTTGCGCGATGCCAGGAAGCCCGAGAACCTGTTCTGCCCGAGCGTATCCGGCCTCATCAAACTGATGGCAGCGCCGGGGCTCGAGCACTACAAGCAAGAGTCGCTGATGATGGCAACACTTACTCTGCCGCGGCTGCCGCACGAGCCTGAGAAGTCATGGATGGCGCGCGTATGGCAGGACAGTCGCGAGCATGCGCGCAAGGCTGCCGAATACGGCACGGCCGTGCATGCGGCCGTGCAGGGGCACTACGAAGGCGTGCCGCCGGCGCCTGAGTTCCTGCGCCATGTCCAAGGCGCGGTCGAGACGCTCGATGAGTACTTCCCGAACGCACGCTGGATCCCAGAGCAATCGTTCGCCCATCCACTGGGCTATGGTGGCAAGCTCGACCTCAACTTTGTTGCGCACGATGGCGTGGTGATCGACATCAAGACCAAGGAATGGACTGACAAGCTGCCCGGCATCTACGATGAGCACTCGATGCAACTCGCAGCCTACCGTCGCGGCATCGGGCAACCGCGCGCAGCCTGCGGCAACCTGTTCGTCAACGTCAAGAACCCGGGCGAGTCGTACCTTGCCATGCATAAGCAAGCCGATCTCGAGCGCGGTCTAGCCATGTTCGATGCCTGCCTGGCGCTGTGGAAGGCAAAGAACAAGTACGATCCGAGCTTCGTGCGTGAAGAGCAAACAGCATGACCGAGCCAAGCGATACGCCGCGATGTGATGAACTAATCCGGTCGCAGCATCCTGCGAACGCATTACGGGATCGGTCGCAGATGTTGTCGGATTGCTACGCATTTGCCCGCCAGCTTGAGCGCGACCTCGCGGCTGCGCGGTCGGAGTTAGCCGCGTTGATGGCTCCATGTCAGATTGATGGCTGCCACTACAGCGAATTGCGAAAAGCATGCGATACCTTGGTCACCAGTTTCGCGGACATGAAAGCCGCCCGCGACCGCCTCGCGGCCGAGAACGCGACGCTCAAGCGATTACTCAGGCAGTGGCGATTCGACTTTGGCGACAGTTCGTTCTTCACCGAGGATTCGGATGCGATGGAGTTTCTATTCCAGACCGATGCCGCCCTCAAGGAGCCGCGAGGATGAAATACGAAAGTCCTGAGGCTGGAGAGGACATTTACCCAGTTATGCGCGGATACAAGTTGCGCTGTTGCGACTGTGGACTAGTTCATCGAATCGATTTCACTGCGTTGAAGGTGACAACACGCCATAAAGACGGGTCATGGACTGGTCGCGCTCTAAATCTCAGAGCGTTTCGAGTTGTGTTGCAAGTCTATCGCGACAACCGCGCAACCGCTGCAACACGCAGGCGCAAACGGGAGCCGCGAGATGGATAGGCTGACGCAGGAGCAAGCTGACGAGTTGGTCTACAGCGCAACGTGTCCTGTCACGGGCGATTTGCGAGAAGCGTTACACGCAGCGTTTCGACTCGGCCTCGCGCAGAACGCGGAGCGGGTAGAGCGCGCACATTTGCAGACTATCGATGAACGCGATGCAGCCGAAGAAGCATTGAGCCAAGCCTACTATCTCATCACAGGTGAGAGTCCAGAGTGGTCGAATAACTTTGGGAAGGAGGCCGCGCTTGAACAAATTGATGATGCACAGAGGATGTTGCGCGAGACGGTAAAGCAAGCAGAATCCCGCCTCGCCACGCTGACCGAGAAGGCGCGGGCGTTGCTG